AGGAGCTGGGTTTTGCATATACTGCCCTGCAAAAGAATAACTGCCCATACCAGCCTTTAATGCGTCCACCTCTTTATGTCCAAGCCTCTCTGCGTGTAAGTATTCGTGTGAATCGACCTCAAAGTCCATGGTTGGTGTAACGATAAAAGTTTTTTTATCAAATTGGACAGGCAACTTTAAAACATCAAAGCCCCCTAGTTTTTCGAGGTATCCTGATACGTCGTTTTCATGCAGCCGCTGCATGACACATACGATTTTTGCCGTCTTGGGGTTATTGGCACGATTTAAGAATGACGAACCAATCCAGCGATTAGCAGATTCACGCATTGTATCACTAGACGCATCGGCAGGGTTTACAGGGTCGTCAAGTATAAGATAGTCACCACCAAAGCCTGTGATAGTTCCGCCGACAGACGTGGCGTATCGGTGACCGTTTTGCGTTGTTTTAAACCATTCTTGGCGATTCAAATCGCTTGCAAGCTGTAATTCGGGAAAGGTGTTATTGTACCACTGCGACCGAATCAGCTCCCGAGTCGCTACGGATAATTGCGACGATAGATTACTTGAGTATGATGCGACGATTATTTGAGTGCTTGGATTCCGCCCCAAAAGATACGCTGTCCATGCCTGCGATACGGCGATTGACTTCATAAAACGTGGGGGCATATTAATAATTAGACGCTGGACATCACCTGATTCGACTGCATTTAGATAATCAGCAATAGCGTCTATATGCCAATTATGCAGATAATTATTGTTTGGCGATAAATGGTTAAACGATTTTTCGATAAAAGCGGACAGGTTTTGAGATAATAAAGCATATAAAACAGCCTTTGGATTATCCATCTTAGGTAGCGTCATTTTTACCGCCGATTAACCTTTTCACAATTTTCACATCTGATTCGGACAATGTAATATTATGATTGTGGTTATTATCTGATTCTATTTTCTGAGGTGCCAGCCGTGTCATAACTTTCATAAATTCAACGGGTTCTGCGGTTTTTAAGTTTTGCAAAAATGATTCGAGTGATTCGTTTTGAGGGTCATCAAATATGTTAAATATAGCTTTGCGGATACACGTTGTGCGTGCCTGCCCTTTAGGGCGACCATTTTTTTCAGGCTGGTTTTCAGACGTAAATTTGCCTCGACTCAATTTTTCACCGCTTAAAATCGTTTTTTTGCCGTTTTTTTAACAATGCCACAAAAAAATAATTTTGTCAAATCTGCAATAAAATCAATGTGTTATAAAAAAAGTGAAAAATAATTGATATTTTTTGCATTTTAGAGCTTGACATTAACTGTCATGCTAACTATAATGGTACTACAAGGACGCAATTAAGCGAATATATAAAAGGAATAGATTATGACAAACAAAAAACAAACTGTTAAGATTACAGGCAAAAAAAATCAAGAAATCACAATTAATTACGGATATTGTGATTCATTTCGTGCATTTTGTGAGGCATCATGGCTTGCACAAGACGGGGGGGTGTGTGAGCTAGAAAAAGATAGCTACGCAACCACACTAAAAAAAGACGGCAAGTTTAACGGGTCACTTGAGGTGAAGACTCGACAAAATTTAGAAATGAGGGATATAGTCGATAAAAACATTATCGACTTGTCAATTATATTTAATTATTTTGACCAAGCCAAAAAAATGGCTGATAATGCACGCCAGATATTTAATGCTGACCCAGTGCAAAAAATTAAAAATAAAATAGCTATGTATATGGATAAGGCAGAGGATAATCGTGATAATTGTGATTTATACCATAGCTACATAGCTAAGGCTGATGCACTAAAAAAACAGCTTTGATTATTGCCATTAGGGCAGGGATAACCTGCCCCTTTGGGAGTAATTATGCTCCAAAAAAAGAAAAAAAGGAAAATTTGTGAAAGACATACGTAAATCATTTATCAAACGCAAAGCCTTGATTGTAAAGGCAATTAAAGAATCGCATTTAAAATCAAGTGCAGGTTATCCATTATTAATTAATCATGACGGTGTCGTCACGATTAAAGGTCGGATAGCGTCAGGTACTAAAATATCTAAGGTGGATATTTTAGGGCTTGATGTGTATGTAGATGTCACATTGTGTGACGACGTAGAGTACATTATTGAGACAGGTGTAAATCTCAATAATCAAGAATTTGTCCAACTTGCCTATGAGCTTGGGGGATATGACGTGGGTAACAATGTGTCAAAAATAAATGCAAGATATGCGTACAGTGATTGCGACCGTGGGCAAAAAAGTTTTGAGAGATTTAAAGCAAAACAAAAAATTTCGGTGCGTGAGGATGGTACACGCATCACATTCCCAAACAATTTTTTTATTTAGGAGGAAAAAATGTGGTGTGAAAATTTAGTAAAAAAATACATTGAGCTATATATTAACAATAAATTACACTTTAGTTTAGTTGATAAACTGTTTGCTGAGATAAAAAAAATTTTAGAAACAGACAGTTTGTTAGCTTACCTGATAAAATCAAAAAAATTAAAATTTGTTTTGGTTTATCCCTCATACAATAACAAAAAATTTGATGCAAAAAAAATGCAAGAAATTTATAATTTATCTGATGTTGTAGCATGACCCCACAGGAAACAATTCAAGCACTTGAGGATTTAGGTGTGACTCGGTATCGCATTGCGTGTGATACTGGGATTGACAGCGGTATATTATGCCGTGTGGTTAAGGGGGAGCGTGGCATGGGGCGGCGTAATGCTGATATATTGCTAAAATATTATAATAAAATCAAAAAAGCAGGGGGCGGTTAATCCGCCCTTTTTTTAATAAAATGTTTTTGAATGATTTGATTGATTAATTCATTTTTTGTAATATTTTTCTGCACGGCTTCGATTTTAAGCTGTGAGTTTAAGGTTTTCGGGATTTTCAAAATAGCAGTTGAATAATCTGTCATGTAATTCCTTTGTTTAATTGGTGGGGGGAGTAAATTTTAGGTAGCATTTACAAACTTGTTACTCCGTCAGTGTGCCATTATGTAACTTAACCACACTTCCCTCTAGGAAGTAGCCCATAAATAATTTGGTTGCGACACTAGGATTCGAACCTAGGAGTGACGGAATCAAAATCCGTTGCCTTACCGCTTGGCTACATCGCATTAGAAAGCAAGGAATCGGGGTAATTAAGCCCTATCCTTACTCTTTGTGATTGTTAATTTAACAAGGTAATCGCTTTCACTGTGCAAGCCCAAATCATAGAATACGCATACCTTTACCTAGAATTATACGGTACCGCCAATCACACCCCATATATAACACGCATTACAAATATGTCAAGTATTATTTACCTGCCTTGCGTAATAAATCGACCTATGATGCTGGCAATATGTATGCGACGGTTCAATCTGTGCAAGACAAAACGTGTCTTTGCCGTTATTTGTATTGATGCCTCGGCAGGTTGTGGCGGTTAATTTCGTGATGTCCAGCGTGGATAAGTCTGATGTTAGCAGGTGATGGACTTTGTGTCTAGCCTGCTTGGCATCATCAAAATTTGATTTAACGTTCGGCTGGTATTTTTTATTGACGGCGGTAAAATCACTGGTGATTCGCCGTGGGGTGTTTGTGTCGGTGATGATGGTTCGCTCTTTAGGCGGTTTGTAACCTTTGGGTTTTTTGCCTGCTAGTTTGTATAGTTTGATTTTGTACCTAATTTGCCATTTCTCTAAACCTAGTTTTTTTGCGATTTCAGGGGCAGTAAGCATTTTGCCTATGTACCAGTGCCGAATTGCCTTTTTACCAGTGTGGGGACATTCTGGATTGTCTGTGGATAGATTTATTTGTGATATCATGTATTGCGATTTACTCATGCCATATTTTTCTTTAAATTGGGCTGGTAAATTAAATGCTTCGATTGCATAATTCAGGATTGCACGGCTGAGTCCTGTTGCTTGTCTGATTTCAGGATTGGTGTGCGTACCGCTCAAATACATTTCGGTAACTTGTTTTTCTTGTTCGGCGGTGAATTTGTGTTTCTGTTTTGCCATGATTGTTTCCTTTTTATAACTTTATCATTTTTCTATTATTAACTAATAACCTTAATTTTGGGTGGTATATCCATGTCAAAAAGTTAAAACCTCCGCCATGGCGATTAATAACTAACGGACTTTTTACATTTACGGGTATTTTAACTTGATAAACAGGGTGTATTTTTCTCACGGTAAAGTTCGACGGTTATTTCTATTGTTATGTTTGGTGATGGTTCATAGGAATAACCTAAATTTGATAAATTCGCACAAATTTCAAATGCCTGTTGCTCGTTTGATGCGTAAATATACATAATTCTTGGTAGTTTTTCAGTGTCATATTCCAAATACATTAAAACATTGCACTTATAAATATTTAATTCGGTTGTCTTAAAAATCATTTTAGCCATTTTGAAATCCTTTTCTGTTTTTTTATTTTATCTGATTCGGGGGTAAATCGTAAATATCCATTTTGATTAAATTTTTATAATCCCCACCGCCAAATTCGACTAATAATTTTTTAATTTGTGAATCGTCTGCGATTATGCCCGATTCTTGCAATGCGTCCATGATGCCCTTGTTTCGGTTGTCGATGTCTTGGCGTGCTTTGGTTTTTGGATAAATGACGATGTGCAAAAAAACATCTTGCGTGATTGTGGTGTGTGATTTTTGTCGCAAAAGCGTTTGAATTGTTTCGGATAGCCATTGACGGGCAATCTTAGATTTAATGATCCGCCCTCGATGCACGCTTCGATATGCCCCATTGACGGACGGGGGAACGGTACAGGTGTATGATGCGATGGGGTTATTCATGATGCACCCCGTCTAATGCTTCCGCCTGTGCCTCGATGCGTGCGTTATATTCACGGCGAAATTTTTCTTTTGTGGGACATTCCTTTGAAAATAAGGCTTCAATTAGTGTTTTAAATGGGGCGTGGGGTGTGTCGTTATTCATGATGATTCCTTTTTTGAGTTACGCCAGTTTATTTTGCCGTCATCTTTGTATTTTTGCAACATTCCATTTTTTTCAATCAAATCATCAATCTGATTATTAAAATAATTCCACGAATGGATTCGCTTATCCGTTCCCTCGTTCTTTTCGCCATATTCTGCAATAACGCCGATAATGTCGTCAGGGTCTGCCCCATCATATAACCAATTTTTAAAAGTTATGTATGAAACAATATCAGGCTTCGCCACATTAACCAATTTTAAGTTTTTAAGAAAAAGAAAACAGCGTCGGTGAGTAATTTCTGCAACCTGCCCGATGGTTGCATTTTCAGACTCTGTGATTTTGCTATAAATCTCTCTTTGGATTGCTATATCTGTGGGTGTGTTCAAATCTCCAAGTGATTTTATCAAATTTTGAAAATTCAGTAAATCATCACAAACAATATCCCCATCACCCGAAGGGGGAAGGGGGTTGTTATTTTCATTTTCATTTTGATTTTCATTAGGATTTACATTTGCATTATCATTTACATTTACATTTACATTTACATTAGGGGTTTCTTTGGGGTTTTCACAAATAACCCCTATGGGGTTTTCTAGGGGTTTTCTAGGGGTTTCTTTGGGGTTTTTTTCTGTCTTTGGACGACCTCCCTTTTTGCCATGTTCTGCACCTTTTTTGCCATTTTCAAAACGTGCGTTATTAGCATCTAATTGTGGTTTTATAAGCGTGAAAATTGACTTAGCAACCCCCTTTAAATCTGGCGGAACGCTATTTAAACAATATTGAGATATGGCACGGTAAATTGATAATTCTGTTGCATCATCAAGACCATCAAAGGATTCTATAAAGCTCCGATAAATAACAAAACTATCCCTCATTCTTTATCTCCAAAATTAATTTTTTAACTAAATTAATAGAAAGATTAAATTTTTCAGACAAAACAACTATATCTTCATTGGTAATTGTATCGGCACTTTTTTTCATTCTTAATAGTTGTATTTTTAATAATTTTGCATACATTGATATATTGTTATCTAAAATATTAAACGCCTCTATGTCTTTGATATAATCGCTTAAAACAGCTCTTATAAATTCAGACATTCCTAACCGTTTATCGTGGGCAGTGTTTTTAATTTTTTCTTTTAATTCATGTGGTAAAAAAAATGTTACGGTTGTTTCTTTTATCATATACTGCTTTCTTTTTTAAAGTTAGTTATTAATAAACATAATAAACATAATAAAAAATTATGTCAAATAAAAAAACCCCAATTAAGGGGCTTTGATTAAATATTTGGATTGTCATTTTTTTTGTTTTTTTGTTTCTTTTTATTTTTCATACTTTCGCCGTAAGGTGTAATCCCTGAATCTCGTGTGTAGTCTTTGATTGTGTTTTTACCCATGTTACAGGCACATTTTGCAATTCCAATCTCCCCCTGTCTGTTTTTAGCAATAATCAATTCCATGTAGTCAGGATAATATTCACGCTCCGCTTCAGGCACATCACGTTCATATTGTGATGGACGGAATGGGAATATAATAATATCAGCATCTTGTTCAATCGCCCCCGATTGCCTTAAATGTGCCATATTAGGACGCTTTGATTCAATGCTTGCCTCTTTTTCTAAGTCACGATTCAGTTGTGACAATAAAATAACCGTTGTATTTAAACGCTTTGCAAGGTTTTTAAGTTTTTGCGTAATTTCTGATATTGCATCATTATCACTTTTAAACGCTACCCGTTCCCGTGGGATTATCTGTAAATAATCAATCGCAATACAATCAAGTCTTTTGCCAACCCGTAAAAGCTCTTTTGCTTTGCGTTCGGATATTGCACATATCTGATTTATATCAGGCTGTGAAAAATCATGCGTTATGTTGTTGTGGTTTTTTGCACGCTCAACAAGTCCACGAACTGATTCGCCGTCCACTTGGTGACGGGTCAAATCTGTATAATTTATTTCTTTTGTTTCTAGTGCTATAAATCTTGATATGGTTTGTTGATTGGACATCTCAAGAGAAAAATTAAGCACGTTATGCCCCTGTGATGCTATACTATCAATAAATGCAAGCAATACAGCCGTTTTACCCATAGACGGACGACCACCAATAACAATCATTTCAGCTGGTCTAAAACCACCGATTAAATCATCAAGAGAATTTATAAGGCTTGGAATATTTGTATTTTTATCACTTAGATAGTCATCTAAAAATAAATCCATCGCCTCGGTATGGGATAATTGATTCTGATTTATTATTGGTGATAATAGTAAATTATCAACCTTTGATTTTAAGTTATCCATAGACTTCAAAACATCATTAAAGCATAGTTTATCCATGCCATTTAAGGCGTTAGATAGTGCATCTTTTATTTTTCTTTTTCTATATTGGTCATCTAAGTCAAAAGCGTATGATTGTGCGGTCAAATATCCATTAGGCTGGTGACTCATTAAATTCATGACATAATCATATTTTTCAGCATCAAATTTATTCTTCAAATTCAAAACTGAAAATCTAAAGTTACCATCAAAAGATTCCAATAATAGGCTATAAAATTCTGCTAAAAACGAATCATCAAAATGTTCAGGTGTTATAAATGGAAATGGGTTTTGCTTGCCTTGGCACGCCTCGAATAATGCAAAGCCTAAAAATTCATTACATAATTCAAAATTTAAATTATCATCATTGCTGGTGCTTGTATCATCAAGACTCGTTTTGTCTAAAAGCGATTGAATATTCATAATTATTTACCCTGTATGATTTTTTTTCTGCTTTCAAAATCTTTGATACAAAAATCTGAAAGCAACTGAAACGTACTTATTTTAGTATCACGAGTCCCTTTTATGGCGTGCGATATACTCATAATATCAAGCCCAGTTTCACTGGATATATCTTTGATTTTAAAGTCTTTTAGGTATGTTATTATAATTTCTGTGGACAACATTTAATAATCCTTTCTTGGGTTAATAAAAGTATTGTAACCTATTTTTTTTTAGCTTACAACAAAAAAAATACTTGCACCAAATTTATTTTTATGCTATAGCTTGGTGGTTAAAACAAAGAAAAGGAAAATTTGTGAACGATATTGTACTAAAATCATCATTCACAACTCAATCAGTTGTAAGTGACCTAAGCGATGCCAGCAAGGCAATGATGGAAATGGTCAAAGATAAAGACTTTGACGTGTCAAAAATGCAGGCGATTATGGATATGCAAATATCTATGATTGACAGGCAGGCAAAAATGGAATTTAATCAAGATTTTTTTGCTTTAAAAAATGAAATGCCCGTCATTCTTAAAAAAGGCAAAATATCCGATTCAATGTCTTATGTGAAATACGAAGACATACACGACGCAATTAACCCGTTGTTGCGTAAATACAATTTTTGTATCACCCATACGTCCACATATAGAGATAATAAATTTCTAATCACTACAACGCTTAAGCACATAAGCGGACATGAACAATCAGTCGAATTTTTAACTGCGTCAGATAAGGTGAATGGACTTAAAACTGAAATGTTAGCGGCGAAGTCCACCGTATCATTCGGTAAGCGTGTTAATTTAATCAATATGTTTGACTTAACCGAGGCGACGGAAAATTCTGAAGTGTATCAGAATCAAAAAGTCACAGTGGAACAAGCACAAATTATAGAAGATTTGATAATTGCTTCGGGGGCTGAACGTGATAAGGTGCTAAAATATTGCGGAGCAGAAAATATGCTAGATGTTAATTTGGCATATTTTCATAAAGCAAAAATCATGCTTCAAAATAAAATTGGGGGCGGATTATGATTTTTCACAATATCCCCCAAAATTCACCTAATTGGTACACGGCAAGGGCAGGATTAGCTACTGCCAGTCAGTTCTCACGCATTATCACTCCGACAGGCAAACCCAGTGCGTCTGCGGAGGAATATGCCTATGAATGTATTGCAGAAATATTTATGGGAGAGCCAATCCAACAAAATTTTGTTACTCGTGCGATGGAAGACGGCACGGACACCGAGGGCGAGGCAATCAACGCCTATGAGATGATAACAGGTTTTAAAATCCAACACGGCGGATTTTTTACGGATAATTCCTGCACTTATGGGTGTTCCCCTGATGTACGCATATATGATGGTGATAAGCTCGTGGGAGTTGCAGAAATTAAATGCCCCCAAGCCCCCACGCACATTAAATATTTTATGATGGATGGAGTGATTAATCCAAAATATTATGCACAGGTGCAGGGACATTTACTTGTGACAGGCTGTGATTGGTGTGACTGGTTTTCGTATCATGAAAAAATGCCCCCTGCACTTGTCCGCACGTATCGG